ATAGATAACAAACTGAAAGCATTGATTGAAAATATAAATGACTTTTGAAAACATATATATGGAGAAATAAAAATGGCTGAAAGAAATCCTAATCTCATACCACCAAAAGCAATGGAAGCGATGGCGAGAACTGCTGGCGCTGGTAGAGAATTGATTAGTGAAATCTTTACCAAAATCAATAACGCAAAAGATAAACCTAAAAAGATTGAGGTGTTGAGAAAGTATGATACACCTGGAATGAGAATGGTTTTAAAAGGTGCGTTTGATCCAAATATTAAATGGGACTTACCACCAGGTGTTCCGCCTTACATAGAGAACGAGGCACCCGCTGGTACAGAACATACTTATTTGGAAATTGAGGCAAAGAGATTATATAACTTTGTCAAAGGTGGTAATAACCAACTAAACAAAATAAGAAAAGAAACTTTGTTTATTCAAATGTTAGAAGGCTTACATGCAGATGAAGCAAAAGTCTTAATAGACATGAAAAACAAAACACTTAATAAAACCTATAAAGGTTTGACGAGTGAAATGGTAAAAGAAGCATTTGGCTGGAACGCCGACTTTGTAAAACCATAAAAACATACGAATCAAAGGGTGTGACTTAATGTTCACCCTTTGTTCACCCCTAAAAATCGTTGATTTATAACGCAAAATACCCATTGACAAACACCCTATTTTAGTGTATATTATAAATATGAAAGAGAGGAATATATAATGAAAAAGTTTGTAATTACAGTAATAATAATAAATGGTTTGATATGGGGTTTGTTATCAAACATACAAGCAAAAGCGAATGATTATGCCACAACAGTTATTGGTCATGTGATACAAAATCACAAAGAGATAGATCATAGTAAATTGTTGGAACAAGAAATGAGTAAAATGGGTCACCAGTTTGCTTTACAAATGGTATCAATTTTACAACAGCACTTACCTTACATTATGGACGGAGTAATGACAGAGTTAAAACTTGAGCTAGATAAGACGCACAAGTGTTTACTGTTAAAAGACACAAAGATAGGGGATAAAGACTGTGGGAAAAGCAACAACTAAAAAATCTAAAGTTAAGAAAATACTTAAACGTGATCTTGTGAGTAATCGTAAATATAAAACTACTTACAAAGACATTAACAAGTATTTTAGAATTATTAATAAGGCAGTATTCAATAACATACTTGCGCCTTTTAATGATGTACAGATTAAGAAGATTTATAAAGACGAGACGAAGAAGTCTTGCTACGGTCAAGTGGTTGTATGGGAATGGAAAAGAAAAGGCACTCAACAATTTCATTTAGAGATGCTACCATACTACAGAAACAAAAAAGACTTTGTGGACACTTTAGGACACGAAATGGTACACCTATATCAAATGGCCAACGTAGGTGATACTGGTAATCATAATAAACTATTTTATAGTTTTAGGCCAAAATTGAATGCAATAGGTTTAGACCTATAAGAAAGGTATATAATGAGTGGTGTGAGAAGTGGGAAAGAGCTTGACCCGTATTTACGAGCTAGAATAGGCGAGGCGAGATTTAATTTAGAACAATTAATTAAACCTAGTAATCCAAGTGGTACAAAAAGAGTTTACTACCTAGGTAACTTTAGAAAAGATGTACTAGACAACTTTACAGAAAAACAATCAAACAAAATATTCGCAGCTATGGAAAAACTACACAAGCATGTACATTTATTTCAAAAGAGAGTGCCTAGTTTTACAGATGCTGATGGTGTTGAGTGGTCTGGATACGAATACATTGCGGTAAAAAAATAATGGTAAAAGTTAGATTATTAATGTTACTTTTTATAATGCTATTTTGTGGGGCAACATGGTCTCACTATGTAACATTGGCAGAAGATAACTTACCAAAAAGACCTGACTTTGAACACACAAATAATAAAACATTTTTAACAAATGTAAAACAATGTGTTGACTATGTTTATTTTTATAATCAAATAGAAGAAGTAAACCTAGAACTATTATTAGCACAAGCAGCATTAGAATCTGGTTGGGGTAATAGTAGATTTGCTAGAGAAGGTAATAATCTTTTTGGTATTAGAACTTACAACTTAAAAGAGCCACATATGTTGCCATCAAACAATCCAAAGAAGTGGGGTGTAAAAGTTTATATGCACGAGTGTGATAGTGTATTGAACTATATAAACTTACTAAATAATGGTAGTGCTTTTAAAAAGTATAGAGAGTTGAGAGAACAAGGTATTACAGATCCTTACTTACTTGTAGAGACACTTGACGCATACGCAGCGGACAAAGACTACTTCTCAAAAGTCAAAAGTATATTAAGCAAAATTAGAAAAGATTATCAATAATATGTTTTTAACGTTATTAACATTTCTATCGGCTATCTCTATATCTGTTATAGCGGCTGGGTATTCAATCGTAGGACTAGCGACATTGTTTGCTGGTGCTGTTGTACCCATCATCGCCATGGGATCAGCATTAGAAGTTGGTAAATTAGTAGCTGCCAGTTGGTTATATCACAATTGGAATAGTGACGTACCACGCTTACTTAAAGGTTATCTATTTGGTGCGATCATAGTATTAATATTCATAACATCACTAGGTATCTTTGGTTTCTTATCAAAGGCACACCTAGATCAAGTCAAACCTGTATCAGGTAATAACATCAAAATAGAATTATTAGATAAACAAATCAATCAACAAAATCTAATCATAGATAGAGCAGAGAAACAAATTAGTTTACTTGACAAAGCTTTAGAAGTTTATATTGATAAAGAATATGTGACTAGAGGTTTGAAAGAACGTAAGAAACAAGAAGAAGAAAGAAACGCATTAAATACAGCAATCAACGAGGCGAGTGATAAGATTGCTGAACTAACAAATCAAAAGGCATCTTTATCACTAGAACAAAATAAAATAGAGGCAGAAGTAGGACCAATCAAATATGTGGCAGAGTTAATATATGGTGAACAAGCACAAGACAACTTTGATAAGGCAGTAAGGTTTGTTATATTGATACTCATATTTGTATTTGACCCTCTCGCTGTACTTCTATTGATAGCTGCCAACATATCGTTGAGACAGTGGCGTAAAAAAAGAAATCTAATTAAGAGTGAAGAAAAATTTAATTTAGAAGAGCGATTAGAGAGAGAACGTAAGAAAGCTAAAAGATTTAAAGATAAGAACAGAGACTATAAAAAAATGGTGACTAAAATAGGTGACTTCAAAGATATGTCACCAGATGAAATAAAAGTGAAATTAGATCAGATTTATGACTGGAATGAAAAAGGTTAGTATCAGTTTATTACTACTGGTGATTCTATCAGGTTGTATGAAAACCACCTGTATATCTAACAGTGTATGGACAGCGAAGTGTGAGAAACGAGTAGATTGGAATAACCCTGGGTTTACTGTAGTGAGAACTATTATCACACAAGGTACAAATGTGGGCAGATAGAGGGTTGACAACCACCCTAAAATGTGGTATATTTAATTATGATGACAATAGAAGATATAAAAATACACACACCACCAGAAGTTAGAAGATTAAACTTATTGGCCTCGGCGTGTAAGAATGCTCAAAGTAATGACTTCAAAGCATTGTGGTATAAAAAAATGATTGACTTAGCAAATCAATATGGTATGATAGATTATGTAATGAGAAAGTTGGTACACTAATGAATATATTTTACCTAGATAAAGACCCTATAAAGGCAGCAGAATACTCTTGCGATAAGCATGTTGTAAAAATGATATTGGAATCAGCACAGATGTTATGTACAGCACATAGAGTACAAGACGGTCAAATGGTGATTGGTAAATCTGCTACAGGTAGAAAGAGAACTACATACAAACACCCTAACTCTAATATGGACGCTGTGTTATATGGCGCTGGTTGGTTGAAACACCCTAGTTGTATTTGGGTTATGGATAGTGCATATAACTATATGTGGTTATATAAACACATGATGGCTCTAGGTGATGAGTACACAAAGAGATATGGTAAGAAACATCTAACAATCACAAAGTTAGAAGACGTGTTAAGACACCCACCAAAGAATGCTAAACTAAATGTAAAAGGTTATGATGCTACCCCAGCGATGCCAGATGAGTGTAAGATACCTGGTGATGTGGTTGGTAGTTATCGTAAATATTATGTAATGAAGAAACAAAGATTTGCGACATGGAAGTCGCCATCGGTAGTACCACAATGGTGGAAAGAGGCTCTACAAAATGGAATATGAAGAAATGGAAAAGTTGTCTTTAGAAGAATCTAAAAGACAGACAAAAGAACGTAGAGAAGTAAGTCTAAATATGTTACGTCCATTTACATTTGACGAAAAGAAATTGTTATGGGATGGTTTAAGAGAAAAAGAAAAGACCACAAGTGAATTACTTATGGAAGGTTTTAAGGAAGAGCAGATATTGAGAAAACTGGAGGAAGAAGATGATTAAAGAAGCGTTAATAAAAAAACTAGAAGGTGATATAGAAGTTGCGAAAGCAGATTTAAGAACTTTTTTAGATAAACCTATCGGTGTCGCTGAACATATAGATTATGTGGTGACAGCAGAGAAGAAGTTAGAACATCTAGCACATGCAGAAGATAAACTAGAATCACTATTAAAATTATAATGGAACAACCACAATTATTTGAAACAGAAGACCAATATGGTAATGATATTATAGAAGGTCCTAAATTACCTCATGTTGAAATGACAACAAAAGAGAAAATGATTGACCCTAAAAATAAATGTTTAGGTGTGAGTTATTGGAATCTAGGTAATCATGTTTTACTAATACTATTCATAATGTGCATAGCATTTGTAGTCTATGCTTCATACTAATGCCAATCTATACATTTTATAATAAAAAAACCAAGAAGCAATATGATGATATGATGACTATTGCTGAAATGGAAGAGTATCTAAAAAAGAATAAACACATAACACAGGTACTTACAGGACTAAATATTGTAGCGAGTGTTGGAAACAGAACTATGAAGACAGATAGTGGTTTCAAAG